AATCTTTTAGCTAAATGGCATCTACTTTCACTTGCACGACGCATTAACACTGTGAAAGCCGAAGTCATTGGCATATTTAACCAGTCTACATTTTGTTTTTTTAAACCGTTGTACCAATTACCAAGATAAATCATTCGGTCTGGGAAACAAATTGCAGGATACGGCAACTTGTCTATGTCTTCGTATGCAATGAACACCGCTCCAAAACGAGTCTCAGGAAGTCCATGCTTTATTAACAGTTTACGAAAGTGTTCAATGTCCTCTGCACTGTATCCTTCCCAACCAGCATTAACAATCCAAGAATAACTTTTAATATCTTCCGGCGTAAGTCCAGAACCTGATAGATCATCTAAGAGATACTCTAATACATCGTCATCACGCAATCGTTGTGTTAATACACCTTTCCAAATATCATACCAAATTATATCATCAACAATTCGTATTCGAGTAGATTTGGGTGTCATACTTGTACATCTTCCATCCCAGCAGTACGCAGTCTAACTATGTGTCCTAGTTGCCACTGCTTTGTATCTAAGCCTTTCATAATGCCAAGATATTTGTTACGTAATAGTGCAACTTCGTTGATAAGTGTTTCAAAATCAATTACTTCATCTTCGCCATCAACATACTTTTCGGCATCTCTACTGGTCAATGCACGAGCATAACCTTCCAAATACTTTTGAAAGTGCTTGCGTCTTATCTGTCTAAGTTTTATGTTTAGAAAGTTAAGTACTGCTTCTATTTCTTGCAGTTGATTAAAACGGTGCTCTGTAAGTCCAGGTAATGCTTTTATATTTTTTTCAACAAGTCCTCCAACTCTGCATTCGCTCTTGGCTATTTCTAACTCATGTTCATAATGAGTTATAAAGCCGGGAATCTCTGCAAGATTATTTGTTACTTTGCTATACCACATATACTAGTACTCGTCGTAGTTAAATTCACCGTCTTCGTCGTACTGATCAAGTAATTCATCACGTTCGTCTTCTTCTAAATCATCTTCTTCGTGCTCTCCAAGGTAGTCACCTACTGCTAGTTTTATTGCACCGTCAAACTTAAATGCATCTCTTATTTCTTCTGCACTGTGGTGTCCAATTAATGCTTCAACTACATGGTTTGCAGCTTCTTTGATATCACCTGTGTCATGCATGAACTGTCTTGTTTCTTTCCATACTAGTGCGGCTAAGTCTAATGACACTATACGTTCTCCTCGTTAAATGTTTCTGTATCTTCGATAGGAGCGGCAACTTCTATTACCTCTTCTTCTTCTGGAGTACTTAGCACTTCCTCAATTTTATTAAAGTCTAGCATTACCTTATCTAAACAACCATCTTCGTTGCGTTCCCAAGCCTTACGGAACTGTAGTATCTCTTGATTGTCGCTAGTTAGGAAACGTAATCTGTTGCCTTGCTTTGTTAACAATCCAGTTGCTTCTGCTAAATCAACCAATCCACTGTATGGATTCATGCCAGTTTCATATGGAATCTTTACTTGCACTGATTCAAATGGTTTTGCATATCTAGTTTTCATAACCTTACAAGCGGCACGTATACCTTTTACCTGTGATATCTTGTTGCCGTCTTCATCTTCTTTAAGTTTAAGTTTACGCATTGCAACAACAATACTTGATGCATAGATAAAGCCTTGTCCACCTGATATCTTATCATCTGGATCAAACATGTCTTGTGATGCATACGTATGATTAGTACATACCATACCAACGTTGTAACTACCAAACATGTTTACTGTGTTTCTAACAAGAGCCGTAAGTGCTTTTGGCTTTCTACCTAAGTCACCTTTCATGTCTCCTGCTTCAAATTGATTAACGTCTGTTGGAGTTAGCATCATTCCTAAACTATCAATTACAAACAGTACCTTAGGGCGTTCACCATCTGGTAATGCTTTGTAGTCTTTCATAAACGTGCTAACTGTTTTTGCAACATCGTCAATCATTGACATTGCTAGTTTAAGTAACTTTTCATCGCTAGTGTCTACACCCAATGCTTGCAACCATGCTTCGTCCAATGCATTCTCAGTATCAATGAGCACAACAAATATGCCTTGCTCTTGTGCATGTTTAACAATATTGCCTGCGGCAAAATAACTTTTACCTGCTCCTGATTCACCAGCAAACACTGTAACTTTACCTAGTGGACAGCCTTTGTGGAAGTCACCTGAAATAAGATAGTTAAGTGCATAGTTGCCTGTACTAATCCAGTCTGTTGGATCGTTAAAGCCAATTGACAGTCCGTCAATGCTTTTTGTAATGTCCTTGCGGAATTTGCTTACGTCAAATGGTTTACCCAATGTATTCTCCTACCTTAAATTTATCTTATTATAACATGAATAAAGAATGAGGGCAAGGAGAAAGGAAAAAACCTTGCCCTCCATTGCCTTTAAGATGAAGACTGTCTGCTACGAATCATAGCAAGTATATCTTCGGCTTTTTGTCCACTACCAGCAGGGGAAGCCGGTGTTTGGACTGGTGCAGTTGGAGTTGCACCCATCTCTTCAGGTGTAGCAACCGGAGCAGGAGCCGTTTCTGCTACCGGAGTTGGTGCCGGAGCACTAACTTCTACAGGTGTTGCTGTTGCTGATGCAGCCGCCGCCATTGCTGGAGCTGGTGCTGATCCTTCAGGCTTTTGCATTCCTGCTGGACGAAAGTATGATCCCCAACGATCAACATCATATGCTTGACCATCTACTGATGCTTCAAACATTTCTTTCATCACTTTTAGTTCTTCTTCACCTGGACGTTTAGGTAGGAAGTCACCTAAATTATATAAACCTTGTGAGTCAATAGCAGTGGCTTCTGCTTCTGTTAATGCAGTTTCTTTTCTTGCCCATTTTGATGTACTATAATCAGCATAACCACCTTTAGAAGTTTTGCTTACTCTAAAGTCTAAACCTCTTGCATAATCTGTAGGTAGTTCCTCTAATTCAGGATCCATCAATGCACTTTTAATAATTTGGAAAATCTGCGGACCAATGATGAAACGTCTGATTGCTTTATCTGATTTATCATCTGTGATTGGATTTTCTCTTACAAATCCTTGCATCACATAACTACGTTTCTTCCAGTACTTACGACCCATATCTTCTAAAGACTTGTCTTTGAACCACGGACGTACTTCAGTTAGGATTGGACAAGTATCTCCCCACATCTCAACACAAGGAACCTGTACTTGAACACTCTTACTGTCCATCTGTCCTTTGATACCATTGAATGGGAGTTTGATCATTGCACGTTCAATCCAAAAGAACGTGTTATTGTTATCCATATCGGGAAGGAAACGTAGTACTGCACTATCGCCTTCGTTCATATTCCAATGTGGGTAAATTGCACCATCGCCGCCGGATGATTGGTTGCCTTGCTTATTATCTGCCGCTGCAAGGCGAGCTCTTATTTCTGCTAATGAAGCCATTTTGTTTCTCCTATTGCCTACGAGTAGCAACTACTACTCTATCATTTGCCTGTTTATGTTTGTCAACAAATAATGCAACTACATTACTTGCACTTTTATTTAGCATAGACACACCATTGGGTGTAGTTTTATGTCGCATAAAATTAAACATGCTTTATAATAACATGTTTGAGTTTTAAGTCAATAGGTTTGATAACCTAAGATGTGTAATTGAGCCACAGAGTTTCTCTAACAGTGTCCAAAGGAATAGGTTTTAGCATACCGTTAAATGTTCTTGGTGAGTTTTTGTAAATAATAGCACTACGTGGCATGTGCTTAACATGGACACAATCGTCTGTGTCGATACTTATTGGGTTATGATCATCTGTTGAGCCGTTGTTGACTTCAACATTTGTACAATATGAATATCCTATCTCTTCAGTTAAATGTAATGTCAAAGGTATCTGCACCTGCACATGTATATCTGGATGAAGCCTGTGCATTTTAATATGTGCATCAGGAAGATCTACACATACCCAACCAACTTGTGGCGTAAGAGACTCACCAACTATCTCACTTATTAGTGGAGCAAAGTCAGCACATAAGCTGTTTAATTCTGGAAGACAATCAGTTTGTAAACGATTGTCATATTGCATTTTAAGTAAATTATTTGGAGCAACACGATATAAGTTACGAATACTCATATGTTGTTCAATATCAATAAAAAAGAAAGACTGCCATAACTGATCGTTGATTATAGTAGTACTAGACATTTTAGCCCTTTGCTAAATGAAGTATTCTTTCTAACATTGGATCACGTTCTGCTTTAAGTGCTTGTTTGCCAGTGTCAATGTCTTGTGTTTCTTTGGTTACTGATTTTGCTTTCATCCAACCTTGTAGTTGATCGATTTCTTTATCATAAGTTGCTTTTGCTTTGTCAGTGTCCATCTTTGCCTTCATATACTTTGCATATTTGATTGCGGCTTTGAGATCTGCTGGTGAACTATCTTTGGTTGGATTGATTACCT